CGGGGGCGGCGGAGCAGCAGGCTCGCCGAAGTTGTACGCCAGGCCGAGCAACAGGCTGTGGGTGCGCAGCTTGGTATCGACGGTCGCGCCAGCAGGGCCGGCGAAGGTCGTGTAAGCCGGAACGAGCTTGATATCGTCCTGGTTGAAGAAGCGATACTTCAGCGAGACGTCGATGTTGCTGGTCAGCGGGTAGCGAACACCTGCCAGTGCCTGCCAAGCGAAGCCAGTGTCGCTGTCATTCACCAGATCGTTCGCCAGCTTGGCGCGCGACACGCCGACGCCGCCGCCGACAAAGCCCTGCAGGCCGTCATCAGCACCGAAATCGAGCAAGCCGTTCAGCATGAACGAGAGAGCCGAGGCTGCGCCGCCGAAGCCGCTCTTGTCGAGATCGACTTCCGCACGCTTGTAACCGGCTTCAGCCTCCAGGCGGAAGCCGCCGAAGTCATAGCCGATAACCGCGTCGCCATCCCAGCCCTTGTGGTAGTCCACATTTTCCAGCGTGGTGCTGGCAGTGGCCACGCCGCCAGGTCCACGGCCGGGGGTGAAGGTGATGTCCTGATCTTCGACCAGAACGACGCCGGAATCGATACCGATATACCAGCTGTCATCACGCGCGAGGGCCGGAGTGGCCAGGGCGCTAGTCGCAAGAGCAGCCGCGAGGGCAAGCTTCCGCATTTGGATTCCCCTTTCAAAAGTGTCACGAAGGACTACCGAAACCATCTATCCGGAGGAAAGTTTCATGGCAAGTCCACATTTCGGGAAACTGTTGCATAAAAGCCGCAGCAGAACCCCGAGAGTCAGTCTCCAGGCTATTAAAATGCACCGATGATGGTAAAAAAACCTTTGCCGCAAGTCATGGTTCGACAAGACCATGAGCGCGCAAGACGTCGATGATCCGGGCGATCGCCGCCCGCCCCTCCGCATCGACCGAGCCGCCGCCGCTCGGGTAGGCGATGGCGTCTGCCCGTTCCCCTACTACTCTTTGGCCTGCGATATACAAGCCGTCCTGGCGCAGCGAAGAATCTTGCCAGTCGGTTCCGTCATAGTGCAGCGCGTGCCCCCGGTCCGATACCCACAGCGACAGCCCTGATCGCGGCGTGACGAAGCGCCATCCGCCGTCGGTCCAGCAGGCGACCGCCCCTTCCTGGCCTTCCCACGCATCCCCCGCATCCTCCGCCACGATCCAGCAAGTCCCCACGACCGGAGCCGATGGCGGGATCGCCTGATCCGCGCTTTCCGCCCAACCGTGGAGCAGCATGTCGATGAGTGCCAGAGCCTCGTTATGGTAAAGTTCCTTCTGCGCCTGCCCTGCGAACAGGAAGGGCAATCCCCAGCGCGCCGTCATGTCCACGCTCATATCCTTTGTCCTTTCGAAAAGGGGGTCTTCAGAGTGGAAGAATGATCTGCGAAGCCCGGCCCAGGGCGTGGGAACCGATCTGCCGCACCGCCACAGCCACCGACCCTTCAGCGCCATCCGCGGCCCGCGCGGCAGCGTCATAGGTCCAGCTCGGCTCTCCCGTTTCGACCTGGCGGACCTGGAACTCTCCTGAAAAGACGCGAACATCGTAAAGCTCACGCTCTTCACAAAGGGGAACGTCGGCACCACCCAGCCAGCGCCATCCATTCCGGCTCCGCCTGGTCCAACTCAGGCACCAGCCGCCCTCCCCGTCCGCCGCCGACCTCAAATGGACGGGCGCCAGCGGCGTCACGGCTTCCCCGCTCACGGCGATCGACGCTTCAACGGGCTCCACGTCGCCAGCGCCCAGCGCAACGACAGTCAAGGAGGCGCCCATTTCCAGCGCTCCTCCGCCCGCGGTACGAACCTCCACCAGACGGTCCTCTTCCACCAGCAGGAAATTCTCGCCCGCGAAATGAAGCGCCATGGCCCATTCGGTTCCGCGCAAGCCGCGCCGCAAGCCTTCGAGCCGGAAGCTCGCCGCGCCCGTCCTCACTGCGCGGGAAAACTGGATGAGTTCGCGTCCCGCCATGCAGAGGTTGCGCCCCATCCCGAGCGCCGCCTCATCCGCGCCCGTAAGTTCCATATCTTCAGCCAGCAGCGACACATGGAGAACGCTCGCTTCATCGACCAGCGCCGTGGTTCCGCCGCCCGAAAACAGATCGACCTGGCCCATCACCGCGCGCGGCGCAGCCCGTCCGATCGGCACGGCCTCGCCCGTCGCGCTCATCAGGAACAACGCTGCGCCGCGCCATCCTGCACCGCCGCTCGCGGCCGCCATGACGACCGGCGTGGAGGCCAGGTCGTCGCTCACCGGCGGCAGGTCGATCAGCATCAGCCGTGTTGGCCCGTGCGGCAGGTCCGCCTCCCGCACGATGCCGCCGGATGAGGCGCCCACAGGGGGCGCTCCCTCGGTGGAGGGCAGCCGGCGCAGGCTGAGCCGCACCGCCATCGCTTCCCACTCGCGTTCCTCGATGCGCCAGACGCCGGGAATATCTTCCACCATGACGATGTCACCCGCCTGATGCCGCAACGCGGCCCACCCGCATCGCAGGGTGAGGGTCGCGCGCCCGCTCCATGCGCCCGCAAGCCGCCTCGCAGCAAGCGCCTGCGCGCCGTCGCCCGACAATACCGCCGGCAGGTCGATCCCCTGCTCCACCCGGCCCGGCCCCGGTCGACTGACCCGTTGCACTCCCGCCTGATAGTCACGGGCTGCGTCATGGTAGCGGATGGCAAGCGCCGCCGGCACCGCCTCAGCGGAGGCGGCAGACTGCTCCAGAACCTCAAGCGGCCGCCCGTTCGCCAGCCGGCACAGCACATCCTGCGCAATAAGAGCCCCTGCCTCCCGCGCAGGAGCACGCAAGCGCAAGCCGGTCTCATCGGCGGTGAAGGCCAGGTCGAACGCATCGACCAGCGGCTCGATCGCGTCCCCGATGTCGGCTCCACCTGCCGCCAGCCCTTCCACCATGCCCAGATCATCGCCCGCCAACATCCCGCCGCTCAGTTCAGAAGCGATTTGAGCGACGCCGATCGCACCATCATCGGCTTCCACCTCAAAGGTCAGCGAAGGTATGCGATTGCCATAGTCGGCGAGCGCCAGATCCTCGAACACCGCATAGGCGATCCCTCTGTGCGCCGGAGTACGGCCCGAACCTTCCGAAGCGGCGATCAGCGGGTCCGCGCCCTGATCTTCCTCTCCGCGATAGAGACGAAATCCGCTCAATTCGGTCTTGAAGTCCCCCGCAGCCCCACGCAGCAGATTGCCGTCTGCCCAGATGCGCCGAACGGAGCGGATCGCCCTTGCCGATAGAGCCACCGCGAAACTCGCCGAATAGCTGTAGGTGGTGACGCTCGGCCGACCCTTGCCGCCCCCGCTCTTGCTCTTCGTCTCCTTGAGGTCGGTCGCCCAGATCACCGATCCCGCGACCCGCATCGTTCCGAACAGCTTGGGCAACTGCGCGCCGTAGGTCGACGTCTGCACCTGAACGTCGGCCAGCCGCCGGCCCTGCACTCCCTTGGGCTTGAACAGCACCGCATGGTCGAAGGCGTTGCCGATCAGCCCGCCAATCGCCGCGCCGAGCGGCCCGCCGACGGCAGTCCCCAGCGCGGTCAAAACGATCGTAGCCATGTTCCCCCTTTCGTTACGCTCGCCAGTGGCCAATCACCGGCCAGGGCGACTGGCCGGGCATCTCCACCACGCGCCTCAGTCCCGCATGAGCATGGACGTGACCGCCCGGCACCTTGATCATCAGGTGCAGTTGCAGCGGACCTGCGCGAACCAGGGCCACGTCGCCGGCCATGGCCCTCGACACCTCCTTCAGACCGGCGGCGTTCAGCCAGTCCCGCGCGCGCGCTTCATTCCCCGAACGCAGGCCATATTCGTCAGGCACCACGCCTCGATGTCCCGCCCCTGCATAGGCCAGCGTCGTCAAGCCGACGCAATCCAGACCTCGCGCGTCGCGCCCATGCAGGCGAAAGGGCACGCCGACCAGTGCCCGCGCCGCTGCGACGATCCTCGCCGCCCGATCCGGATCGCTCACGCGCCGGGATAGCGGGTCAGCAGGTCGGTGCCCGGCAGGTAGGGCTCCCCCCGGAAGTTCACCGCATTGCCGAAGCGCGCGACGCAACTGTCCAGCCGCCGGTCGCATCCTTCGGTCAGCAGCGCCAGCGCCTCCGCCTCGACCGGGGAGGGCGGCGGGTCCGCCAGCATCACCGCGCTGGCATCATTGTCGATCACACCCTGAACGATGCCGCAGTTGCGCCCGTTCAGCCAGCGCAGCGAGCCAAAGGCATAATGCCCCACCTCCAACTCGCCCACATGCGCCACGGTGCCGGCAACCTCGCTCACCCGCACCAGCCGCCGCCGTCCCGCCATATCGACGCGGCACTCCCGATCGCCCAGCGCCGCGCGGCAGTCCGGCGAGGTCGAGGGCGCAACCGGACCCTTGAGCGCCGCCATCGCGCCCACCAACTCAGCCGTGAACGCGCCGCCCTTGCGCGCCACCGCGCCGATCTCTCCCCTCGCCAGCAGCAGCCACATCGCGCCCGGCTCCTCCCATTCGGTGAGGCGCAACTCCAGCGCAGCGCCATCCCATCGGCCCGCCATCAGGTCCGCCTCGCTGATCGCATCGGCGACCAAAGCGCCCACGATATCGGCGTCACCCCCTTCCACACCGATCCCGCTGCGCACGGCGGACGGCGTCATCCCCGGCGCCGCGCGGTAGCGGACATACCCCACCAGCAGATCCCGGTCATGGCTCGTCAGGCCGATCGCCACACCGTCGCGCCGCTCCAGCCGCCAGCAGAAGGCCAGCGTCGCAAGCGGCTTGTCCAAAGCCTCCAGCCCGATCATTCGCGTATCTCCACCAGCGGTACGGAGGGCGCCTCGCCCGCCGCGAAGGTCGCCCTGTTGATGTCCAGCCGATCCTCGGCAAAGCGCACCGGTACGTCGAAGCGGAAGCCGGCCGTCAGCACCGCGCCCTCCGCCGGCGCCGTATCGAAGGCGATCACGCCCAACCCCACATGGCTCCACCCGCTGGTCAGCTCGACGCCGTCGGCCGCGACCCTGATCGTGCCAGCCACAGGCCGCGTCACCCGCCGCACCTGGGCGTCCTCGCCAGCCCCGTAGAAGCGCTGCAACCGAAACTCCGCCCGCACCCCGTCACCCACGCCCAGCCGCTGGTCGAGCGCGCCCGGCGCCTCGCCCACGGCGCAGCTGCGATCATCATAGGGGTCGGTGAAGCGGAAGCCGCGCGCAGCCCCGCGCCGCGCCCGGAAGAAAGCAATCAGCGCCGCGATGTCTGCTTCCGACCGCACCCCCGGCCCTGCATCGAAGGACAGGCGCGCATCCGCCCAGTCGCTGCTCCTGCGCTCATGGCCGGAGGGGCTCTCCACCACCTGCGTTGAAAAGCTCGGGGCCACGCTCGCCTCCCGCCCGATAGGCAGAGGAAAACTCACATCGTCAAAGGCTTGCACATCATTCTCCCCATCCAGCCTGAAGCAGGTGAAGCCATCGCGCGCCACCTGCGGCAGCGCCCATATAAATGTCGCCGCCGTGCCCCGCTTGACCGCCGCCTCCGCCGCCGCGGCGATCTCGCGCCACTGCCCTGCCTCCTCCGGACGCAGGACGAACCCCGAAAAATAATGCTGCTCCTCGACCGGGTAGCCGAGCCGTTCGGTCGCCACCTCGACGCCGCGCGCCGTCAGCCGCTCGCGCCCCTGCGTCACCCAGTCATAATCCTCCAGCTGGAGCACATCGAAGGCCGGGGACGCCCACCCGACCGGCATGTTCGCCCGCTTCGCCTCGGGCGCGAGCGGATCGAGCACCGTCGGCAGATAGGCGAGCAGATGCGTCACGGCGCCCGGCGCCAGCCCCTTCACCCAACTGCAAAGCGCCGCCGTCGAAGCGGCCAACACCGCCCCCGCCTGATCCAGCAGCGCCTTCTGCGCCGCGCTCAAAGCACTCCGCACATCGGGAATGGAAACCGGCGCTCCGCCAAAGGCCGCTCGCGCCGCATCGTCATACAGGCAGATGCGCCCATCGGCGGGCATGACCCACCACCAGGGTTCACCAACCTGGAACCGTATCGGAATTTCGGCTGCCAACCCTATGTAAACAAAGGCGCCCGCAACCAGCCGCAAATAGCTCATGGCGCCCTCATGGGCAGGCGACAGCAAAGTCGATGGCGGTGTCCACCCGGTCAGTGCCGGCTCGCCATTCTCCGCTCTTTGCTTCCAGTCGTTCCAGCAATGCGCGTCGAACAGTTCGTAGGACAGCGACCAAATGATCCCCAGCCCCAGCGCCTTCGCGCGTCGTGCGAAGTCCGCGTGCCAGGCGGCGCAGGGCGCATTCAGAACGCCGCCCGCCAGGCTGACATAGTGGCCGCCGCCCAGCGGTTCGAGCCGGAAATAATGGCTCATCCCGACATAATGGTTGATGTCGCCGCGATAGCCGAGCGCATGGATCATCGCCACGATCCGCTCCGGCGTCTGGTTGAAACAGTCGTCATAGCCCGTCGCCATTGACAGGCCATGTTCGGGCAGCACGACATCGCCGATGTGCAGCACCGATCCGGCACCATCGCACTGGATATCAGTCAGTTCTGCCCAACCTTCGACACCCGCTGGGAACGGCGTGCTTCCCGCATCATATCCAGGGGGCGCGAGCGAGATGAACATCCGATCGACATCGCCTGCCCAAACCGGGTCAGCTTCGCCCGGCAACAAAAATCCGCCTGCAAGATCAGAGAAGTTCAACTCGATTTCAGCATCTTCCGCGGTACCGCTCGCATAGTTCCACAGCCGCACATACCAGCTTCGCGGCTCGCCCGCCGCATCGCGCCCCTCGATCGCCAACGTCGGGCCATGCGTTTCATCCAGCCGCCGCAACCCGTCGCTCCGCCAGCGAAAGCGCAGCACGCACTGGCGAAAATCCCGCGCCGTCTCATAGGCCAGCAGCGGATGACTCCATCTGTCCTCCGCTTCCCAGATCAGCCCCGCCAGATCGCCCGATCCGTAAAAGACCGCATCCACGCGCAGCGCATCAGGCGCCGTGGTCACGACCGCCGCCATCATCGGGCGCGGGAAATTGACCGTCCAATGCGTCGGCGCAAACCGCTTGATGAAGCGGCTGTCCTGCCCCCGCCTCCGGTCGGCGAGCCAATAGTCCAGGCCACTCATCCGTTCAGCGCTCCCCTCACCGCCCGCGCCACCTGCCGCGCACTGCGCGCCAGCAGCCGTGCACCGTCCTGCCCTTCGCCGCGGCCTTGCACCGCGATGCTCACCCGCACGTCGCGCGCGCCCGGCGGGCCGTGCGCGACCACCTGCCCGCTTGCCGTCGGCACGAACAGTTCGGGACCCCGCTCCCCCACCATATAGGCGCGCCCCGGCGATACCGGCCCGCCGGTCGCCCGCCCCGGAGCGCCCAGCGCCACCGCAGCAAGCTTCAGCAACCCGCCGCCGTCGCTCACACTCGCCACGCCGGACCGCAACGCATTGGCGGCGATGTCGTCGAGCGTGCGCAGGGCGATCCGCTTCAGATCCTCAAAGCCGAACTGCCCCGTCCGCACCGCGCGCAGCAGCCCCTGTTCGATGCGCCGGCCCGCCCGCTCCGCACCCGACGCCAATGGTCCCTCCAGCTCCCCGCGCATCGCCTCGACGTCACGTCCAAAAGCCTGCCTATCCGCCCGCACCCGCACGACCAGATCATCGATGTCCTCGTCCAAGCCCCACCTCCCAAATGCAAGAAGCCCTCCCTTCAGGTTCAGCAGGGCCACATGACTCTGCTGAAGGCTGGGGAAGGACCTTTCGCGCTCACCTCCCGGCGCCCCGCTTCCTCAACTCCGCCGTTTCGAGCGAAGTCGAGAAACAGCCCGCCTCAATCCGGCATCATTCGCCGCAAACGCTCCAGTTCGCCCGCATCGACGCCAAGTCCCGTCTCCTCCTCTCCCCGCGCCGCGCGCAGCACCGCCTCCAGCTCGTCCGGCGTCGATCGCCAGAACTCGTCCGGCCGCCACCCCAGCAGCCATCCCGCGACCCCGGCCAACCGGGCCGCCGCCTTGAAGAAGCTCATCGTCCCGCCAGTATCTGCTTCAGGATGATCCGCAGCACCGGCGACAGCCTCGCCAGTCCGGCGCCGACGATCGCCTCGCCCAACGCTTCGCGCGTCAGGCCGCTCGGCGGATCAACCAGACAGTGCCAGAACAGCGCCGCCATATCGGCCAGTGACAGCTTTCCGTCCGCCGCGCGCTCCACCAGGTCGAACAGCGGCCCCAATTCCTCCTCCGCCGCCACCAGCGCCGCGAAGCTCGGCCGCAGCGTCAGCGTCTCGCCGCCAAGGTCCAGCGCGGCCTCGCCCCGCGCCCCATTCGCCCCGCTCACAGCGACACCACTGCGCCAGAGCTTTCCAGGCTCAGCGCATAATTGCGCTCGCCATTATAATCGCCCGCATAGTCAAGCCGGGTGACCAGGAAGCGGCCGCGCATCCGCTCGCCGCTTTCGAAGCTCAGCTCGTAATCCTCGATCGTCCCGGCCAGCGCATGGTTGCGCAGCCGCACTTCCGCCGCCGATCCGGTGAAAATCCCGGCCGCCGACACGCTGACCGATCGCACGCCGGCGCCCGAAAGCAACTCGCGCCAGCCGCCGCTGTCCTTGGTCGTGACGTTGACTGCCTCGCCATTCACCGACAGCTGCGTCGTCCGCATGCCGGCGACGGTCGCATAGGCTGCGGGGCTACCGCCATCGCCTATTCTCAACAGAAACGCGCTTCCTTTTTCCACAGCCATGGAGCATTCTCCTTTAAGACAAGTCGTGCATGAATCGGGATTTGGAGAGGTTTAGATGCTCGTTGCCGCACCCCTCATTTTGATGCTGGCCGCTGCTCCGCAGGGTGCCGACGCGGTCGGCGCGGGCCGCAAGGCCTATTCGGAATGCTTGTCGAAGCAGATTCAGCCTGCGCTCGACAAGAAGCTGACGCTCGCCGACTTCCAGTCCGCACTGAAGGAAAAGTGCGGCGCGCAGGAAACAGCCTTCCGCACCGCCATCGTCAACGACGACAAGTCCAGCAAGATGTCCGATGCGGACGCACAATCGGACGCGGACGAACAGGTTTCGGAATATAAGGACAAGATCGTCGGCGAGTTCGAGGATTATTCCAAGCCCGGCGGCTGACCGCGCGCTCCGCATCCCCACTCAGCGTCATGCTGAACTTGTTTCACCATCCATCCATCGCCCCGAGCGATAGCCTGTGGAGGCGCGGTGGATGCTGAAGCGAATTCCTCGCAACATTATGCGTCGTGCCTCAGTCTGAACTGACCTGCAGCGTGCAGAAAAGGTTCGGCCGCGGTTGAGACAGATCGCGTCAGCCCCGCACCACCCGCAGCCGATAATCCGCCACGCCCTGCCAGCCATCCCGCGTTCCGGTCCGCGCCACACGCGAGCGCACCAGCCGCGCGCTGATGACCCGCCACTCGGCCCCCGCGCCGACATCGCGAACCACCAGATCGATCAGCGCCAGCAGCGCTCCCAGCCGCTCCGGCCGCTCCCCGACATCGTACAGCTGGATCGCCAGCGTCAGTTCGCGCCCATCAACATCCTTCGCACCCCAGTCGTTGCCCAGGCAGTCGCCCACCACCGCATAGGGCTCGCTCGCCCGCCCCGGCCTGCCATCGAACAGGCCATTGAGGCCGCTCATCAGCGCGCTGTCCGCCCGCAAAGCCTCGATCAGGGCCGCTCGCACCGCCACCTCAGCGCTCATCCCCGTCCCCTTCCCGCCTCACGCAGCGCCAAATCGCTGAGCCACCGCCGCCTCAGCCCCGGCCCGCGCAGCCGCACCAGTTCACCTTCGATGCCGACATCCTCGACGCCGGCCGCGCGCACCGCCGCCGCGATTTCACGGCGCCGCTTCTCCGCCCCGGATTCCATCAGCGCCTCCACCAGCGCCTGCAGCCGCGCCCTCATGTCAGCCGCATCCGCCGCCAGGGCCGCCACAGCGCGCTCACGACAGCAGGCGGCGTCGCCACCTGCCCGTCCCGTGCTCCGAAATGCTCCGCCGCCAGCCGCACTATGCCCTGCCGGATGGCATCGGGCAGCCCTTCGGCATCCTGCGCCATGCCTGCATGATAGCGCACGGTGGCCATGCCCACATCTGGACGTACCCGTACCCAGCCGTCCCCCGCCGCATCGATGTCGATCGCATAGGCATCCGCCGCCAGCGCGCTCCCCTGCGCCTCCACGCCCAGGATAGCCACGACGGGCCGCCCCGACAGCCTCTGCCATGTTCCGTCCGCACCCGCCGTCTCGCTGGCCTCGCGCACGATCAGCCATTGTCCGATGAACTGTTCGCAAAGCCCCGTGGCGCTCGCCAGCAGCCGCTCCAGCACGCCATCCTCATCATCCGACCCGATCCGCAACCAGGCCTTAAGCTCCACCAGCACGCGCCGCCCTCCCCTTGAAAAAGGGGGACGCCCTACGGACGCCCCCAGCTTCCTTCTCCCTCCCGGAGAAGGATACGCAGCCTTGCCAGCTCTGCTGGCTAGGCGAAGTTGGATGAGGCCGACGTCAGGACGCTGCGAACTTCATCAGCTTGATCGCCTCCGAATTGGCGACCGCGCCGCCGATCCGCTTGACCGCATAGAAATGCACGAACGGCTTGTTGCTGAACGGATCGCGGAGGATGCTCGTCTCGCTGCGCTCTGAGACGACATAGCCCGCCTTGAAGTTACCAAAGGCGATCGAGAGCGACCCCGCCGCCAGATCGGGCATGTCCTCGGCCTCGATCACCGGATAGCCGAGCAGCGTCGCCGGCTGCTCTGCGGCCAGCGAAGGCTGCCAGATGAATGCGCCGTCGGTCGTCTTCATCTTGCGGATGACCGCCAGCGTCGCCGAATTCATCACGAAGCACGCCCCCTGCCGGTAGGGGGCCCGCAGGCTCTGCACCAGGTCGATCAGCTTGTCCGGACCCGCCGCCGTGAACGCACCCGAAGCCCCCGACGCCACATATTGCAGCGACCCGAATGCGCGCACGCTGTCCGCCTCGTTGGTCGTCGTATAGGTCAGGAAGCCCTTGGGCTTGTTCGTTCCATTGCCGTTCACGAACGCCGCACCCTCTGCCGCCGCGAACTCGCGCGCAATCTCGCCCGCCAGCCAGCTCTCGACATCGAACTCAGCGTCGTCCAGCATCGCCTGGCTCGCCGCCGGATTGGCGTAGAGCTCGCCATAGGGCGGCACGATCTCGTTGAAGCTCGGCGTCGCCGTCTCCGTCCGTGCACCCGTCTCGCTCGCCCAGCCCGACACGATGCCGCCCGACGTCACCAGCTTGCGATAGCCCGCCGATCCCGTGCGCACCACATTGGCGATGCTCCTGATCGGCGAGATGCTTTTCAGCGTCGCGTCGATGATCTGGTCGATCTCGCGGGGCACCGCATAGCCGCCTGCCGTGCCGGACGCCCCCGAAAAGCTCTTCAGCTCCACCCCCGCCTCAAGCCCCTGCCGCAGATAGCGTTCGACAAAGGCAGCGTGCCGCGGATCGGCGGCCCCGCCCTTCACCCCGTCCAGCGCCGGCCGCTGCTGCGCCAGCAGGCTCCCCTTCAGCGCGGCGACCTCACCCTCCAGCTCCGCGATGCGCTCACCCCGCACCACCGCGTCAAAGCTTGCTTCCAACTGGTCCGTCATCCACTACTCCCACGAAAAAGGGCGGCCCGAACCGGACCGCCCGCACAGAAACCTCTTGAGCGCCCAAGCGCCTATTCCACCGCGATCACCCGCGCCAGGGGCTGCATCGGGTGCGTCACCACGCTCACCTCCACCACCTCCAGGTCCAGCAGTTCGCGCGGCCCATGCCCCCGCGCAGCCCGCACCCGATAGCCGAACGAGAGCCCGTCCACCGCCTTCTCCCGCAGCGCCCGCGCCGCCTCCCGCCCCGCCGCCGTTCGCGCCGACACCCGCCCGATCACCCGCAGGCCGCGCGCATCCTCCTCGATCCGCTCGACCGTGCCGATCGCCTCCCCCGGCCGATGCTGCCACAGCAGCGGCACCCCCGCCGCCGCTCCCGCAAAGGCGCCCGCCCGCACCACGTCGCCACCGCGATCGACCCGGTCGAACACCGCCGCATAGCCGGCGAAGCGCAGATCCCCGCTCACGCCCGCACCAGCCCCAGCAGCCCCAGCTTCACCGCCATGCCCAGCAGCAGCAGCGCCATCACGATCCGCACGGCCCAGGCGACGACAGCGCCCCGCGCCGCCTTCTTGGCGTCACGCCAGGCGCCCAGCAGCTCGCGCAATTCCCGCACGTCGCCTTCAGCGCTCCGGTCGGCCAGCCCCAGCCGCTCCAGCGCCCGCCCGGCGCCCAGCTCGCTCGCCTCCTCGACCAGCGCCCGGATCATCAGCATGTCGCACCCCACCGGCTGCGCTTCCGCCTGAGCCACCAGCCGGGCCAGCATCTCCCCATCATATTTCATCGTGCCGCTCCCATCCCCAGCATCGCCCGCTTCTCTTCCCCGCTCAGGAAGTCCGCCGCCGCCACCCTGTCCCACAGCGCCCCGCGCTCCTCGGCCAGCGCCGGCACGGCATCCAGGTCGGCGCGCAGACAAAGCTCCGGCCACCAGCCTTGCAGCCCCTGCGCCAGCCCGCCGAAAATCTTGCCCAGCAGCGGCAGGATCGTCTGCCGCCAGAGCGCCCGGTTGGCCTCGCGATAATTGGCATAGGCATTGTCGCCCGGCAGCCCCATCAGCATCGGCGGCACCCCAAAGGCCAATGCGATCTCCCGCGCCGCCGCCGCCTTCAGCCCCACGAAATCCATCTCGGCCGGCGTCAGGCTCATCGCCTTCCAGCTGAGCCCCCCTTCCAGCAGCATCGGCCGCCCTGCATTGGCCGCGCCGGAAAAGGCGACCTCCATCTCCCGCTTCACGCGCTCGAACTGTTCCGGGCTCATCACCGACCCGTCGCCCGGCTCATAGACCATCGCGCCCGAAGGCCGCGCGGCATTGTCGAGCAGCGCCTTGTTCCACACCGTCGCGGCATTGTGGATCGCCACCGCGCCCGCAGCCGCGCCGATGCATCCCAAGCCATAATGATCGTCCAGCGGATGCAGCGCCTTCAAATGGATGATGCTCGTCCGTCCGGCGCTATCCTGGGGCGAGAGCCGCGTCACGCTATCCCCGACACGATAGAGATAGGCAGCCGGCCACCCCCGCCCGTCCGCCTCGACGCTCACCCGCTCGGGCCGCAGCGCGTATAGCTCAGCCGGTAGTCCGTCCGCCCCCAGCAGCATCTGCACATAGCCGTTGCCATGCAGCAGCAGATGGCTCGCCAGCGTCTCGACCAACGGCTGCCCCGCCGAACAATGGGTCAGCAGCGCGGCGATCTTCCTTCGCTCCCGCTCTTCCACGCCGGCGACCGTCAGGGCGGTCCCGCTCGCGCCCTCCGCCACCAGCCGCATCGCCCGCTGCGCCACCGGATTGCCCAGCACCGCCGCGCGCACCTGCGCCTCATAGGATGCGGGCCATTCGCCCAGCGCGACGCCGCCCGATCCCCAGGCGCGCGCCAGCACCGGCCGCGCGCCCCCGCGCGCCGCTTTCGTCCCGAAAAATTTCATGCAAACCCCGCCACAAAAAATCCTCCCCGCTCGGGGGAGGATAGTGAAGCCCGGCGACGATCAGCCGCCTAACGAAAGATGGAAAGGGGCGACGCCCTCAAGGATTGCGGGCCAATACCCGGTCGCAAGCCGCGTTCGTGCCCTCGCTCTTGCCGATCACCCGGCCCGCGACCGCTCCCGCCGCACCAGCCAGCAGCGATTCACCCAGGCTCCCGCCCGCCAGCGCCCCCACGCCAGCCCCGCCGGCCGCGCCGATCACAGTGCCGCGGTCGCGCCCTTTCTTCCCCTGAAGCAGGCAATAGCGCACCTCGTCCCTATCCCGTGGCGCCGCCCGCGCCACCCGCGCGCGCTCCTTGCCGTTGAGCGAAGCGGCGAGAGCCGGGGTTGTCGCCACAGCCATGCCAGCCAGAACCATCACAAATTTAGCGCCCATTTTCATATCTCAAGCTCCTCCTAGATCGCCTGAATATACGCCAGGAGCCGCAGCGCAGTTCCGGCACCCCGACACTCCCCCTGTTCCTGCGATCCGAAGAAGGCCGTCGGCCAACGCAGGAACCCGGCTCGAACGGCGGGGCGGGGCTCCTGTCCGCAGGAGCACGACATCCCTAAATTATCCGCACCCGCGCGTCCGACCACCGCCCCAGCATCAACTCGGTCAACGCCCAGACCAGCGCATCCGCCCGGTCCGGCGACCGCCCCGGCCCGACATAGCCGCCGCCCATCACCATGCCGCACATCTGGTCTTCCAGCTGCCAGAGGGCGCCGCGATGCGCCACGCGCCCTGCCTCGTAGAGCGCCGCCACCGGCTCCGCCCGCGCCACCTTGCCCCGGCTCGCATGGACCAGCCGCACCGGCAAAGCGGCCTCCGCCGCCCGCAGCACGCTCTCGACCATCGCGCCGCCATTATTGGCTTCAGCGACAACCCGGTCGGCACCATGCGCGACTGCCGCCGCTGCGACCGCGCGCGCCCAGCCCTCCGGCCTCATGCCCTCGACAGTAGCGTCGGCAATGACATAGGCGCGCCCGTCACCGCCCAGGCCAGCAACGACAATCCCGCAGGCATCGCCATCGGCGGAAGCGGGCGGGTCCACCGCCACCACTACCCGCGACAGCGTGCCCCCTTGCGGCACATGCGGCACCCGGCATCGCTCCAGCAGATCGCGGCTCCACAGCGCGCCCTGCACATCCTCGATCAGTTCACCGTGCAGCTCCTGCCGCCCGAGCCGCGTGCCGCCATAGCTGCGCTCCATCGCGGCGACGAAGCCGTCCGCCAGATGCGCCGCATTGTCCGCCGTCCGCCCCCGCGTCACCACGACATCCGCGCCGTCCCGCGCCACCAGCCCGCACACCAGCGGCACCGGACGCGGCGTGGTCGTCGCCAGCACACGCGGCCGCGCGCCCAGCCGCATGCCCATCATCAGATTGTCCCAGCACATCTCGCCCGCCGGCCATTTCGCGATTTCGTCGGCCCAGCCATGGCTGAACTGGGGCCCGCGCAGGCTCTCCGGCTCCGCCGCGCCGAACAGCGACGCGACCGCGCCATTGGGCCACAGCAGCCTGCGCAGAGCGGGCGAGAAGACCGGCCGGTTCCACCAGGGTGCCACCGCCAGGATTCCCGACGGTCCCTCCACCATCACGGCGCGCGTCTCGCCCAGCGTCGCCCCAACGATAGCGATCCGCGCCGATGGGTCATTTTCCGCGATCGTCCTGACCCATTCGGCGCCCGCCCGTGTCTTGCCGAAGCCGCGCCCGGCCATCATCAGCCAGATGGTCCAGTCACCCCCCGGCGCCAGTTGTTCCGGTCGCGCCAGCCACCGCCAGTCATGCGCCAGCGCCTCGGCCGCCGCGCCGTTCAGGCCGGCCAGCACCCGCTCGCGCTCCGCTTCGGGCAAGCGCGCCAGCCGCTCGAAATCCGAAAGGCTCCCCAT